GTCTTTTTAAAGCATCCGTATACACTTGAGAAAATCCGCCCTCGGATTCAGATCCCAGCACAAGCAGCTTTGACAGACAATCGACCGTCGCTGTTGCAATAGCGGTATCATCGTCCGATGATGTCGTATCGGAATAGACCAAGTCGGCTTTCACCAGTGCCCGGATCGCAGTATTCTGACTTACAGTATAAGGCTCGATCTCGGCTATAAGAGCTTCCAGGTTTGTCATTGCCCCTGTTGTTTACAGCGACCAGGAGGTATCCAGCGCATACATCAGGTAGCTCTGCTGTGCGGATGCCCATACCGGGAAGGCATTGGCCAGACCCTTTGTCACTTCCTGAATTGAGGGTTCTTCTAATGAATATCTCTTGATCAGGACAGGACCGCGTTTTACCTTGAGGGCCGTGGATGTAGCTACCAGCTCGTCCGCAAGGGGAGCATGGTATGTATTTCCGACAACCAAGTCGGGAACGAATGTCACCACACCGGTCTGCCACGGATACACGGTTGTTCGTGTTCCGTCCTCCAGTTCGATGGCAACGCAGCTGTCAACGATCACGATGGTAGGCAGCTTTGAGGAACTCAGAGCTGCGTTCACCTGTGCAAGTGTCGGTGTCGGTGCAAGTGAGGTTGCTGAAAGTACCCAAGATGCACAGAACTTAATTACACTGTCCTGCAGGACCATGACATCAAAAGTATCCTGATCCATCAGCATATACTTGACCGGATGCCCGGCTGTCTTGGCAGCCTTGACGATGGCCCTGATGTTTGTGATCGGAACACCGGTGGCTGAATGTCCTGATGTCCAGGTGACCGCCACTCCGGATTTATGCCCTGAGGGTACAAGGAAATCGACGGCTGTTTCAGTGACTATACCCGCATTGTTCGTTTTCGACAATGCGATCTCACCAAGACTCAACGCCTGTAGGGCAAGCCATTCGAGCCTGGCATTTACGCCTGTGAAACAGAATTCCACATCATTGTAGATCCAGTCAAGGATAGCCTGTGATCCCTCTGTCGTGTTGGCATAATGAAGGAGTTGATAGTATTCGTTCAGATCGCTTTCTTCCTTGATCCTTGATATTTCGATCTTGGGAATGTCTCCGGAGAGACGCGATACGACCTGACGGGTCTTCTTTGGTGCTGAAGAGTTGTAGGCAACAACATCAGCGGCAATCGGAATCCCATAGTCGGCCTGGATAGCCTTCCATGTGAGGGTCGGATTGAATTTTAAGGGGAACAGAGAAGGGTAATAAAAGGCATTTAAAGTCAACGCGTTGGCAACTGCCTGCATATCCTTTTCGTTCAACCCATGAATTAAAGTTGTTTTCATGGCTTTTTAGATTAAGGTTACGAAACGAATGAGTGGCAGCTTAGCCGTAATTACACCTCCGATAGGTGGAATATTATCAACAATCACACTTCCCCGTAATACGACGGAGACCAGGTGGTTATCATCTGCGGTCATATCGATGTCCTCACCGATAAGACCTTCAGGATCATATTTCAGGTCTGATCCGGTCGATTGACTTGCTGCGGCTGACTGATACAAGTATGCCCCATCCAATACCTCTGTACCAATAGAGGTTCCGACTGTGAGCGTATCATAGTCGGTTTCTGTAGTGGTAACGCTAGTGATGGTTTGAGCTTTCGCTCCCTCCTCGGCACAGATGTGATCGCCAACCTTGAAGTTGTGACCTTTCAGAACCAGATAGTCGGTATCGGAGTTGCTTGCTGTAGCCTGCATTTCGGCACATTTGACGATGTGCCCCAGTTTCGTTGACGAATCAACGCCAATTGGAGTGCCGGCGTAAAGGATGTCTTCAACGACATCGGCAATAGCAACAGTCCGACCACCAGGGATGGTTTCCAGCTTTGTTTGAAAAGCTATAACACCCCGTGTTTCGGTTGTTAGAGTGTTTTGCATTTGCTAAAGATTAATTTTTATTCCTGGATTAATTTTTTCCCACCCAGGGAGTCTTTAGCATCAGTTTTTTTGGTTTTTGCGTTAATGTATTCCTGTACTTTAGACGAAACCCCATCCTGTTGCTTGCCTCCTAAGAGCGGAATATGGGTTTGTCCCAGGCCCTCGTTAGCATTGATCTGCTTGATCTGCTCCCAGCCTGTTACGATTTCATTGGTAAATGTTTCGATCTCGGCATCGTCCTTGAAAGTCTTGCCTGCCATAAGTTTACCGAAGTAAATCTCAGGCACCTTGGCTTCTTCAAACTTTGCCTTGATCTTCGAATGTTGCCCCTGCATAAGGTTTACCTGCTCAATAGCCGTAACCTTTGATGTCATGGCTTCGATGGATGTCTTGATTGACTTTACCCATTCAGGTTCATCACCGATTTCTTTCTTTTCTGTTTTTGTTTCCTCCTTTTTTGTGGGAGGTTTGGAATTTTCCTTTTCCCATTGAGCCTTTGCTGTTACTATCGCATCGGTTACCCTCTTGTCAAGGTCCCCCTGGAATGCTTTAAGGAGTGGTTCTGCCCCCGCGACGGTTGCATCCACTTCTTCATCCTTGGTGACTGACTTTGAAAGGTATTCAGCAACCCCATCTAATGCCTTGTCCGAGAACCCCAGAGTTTTGTTTTTGGTTTTCAGGGCTTCTAATAGTTTTGTTTTCACGGTTTTGAGGGTTTTGTTTACGATTCAG